ACGACTTGATGAATCAAGCAGCGTTTCAGCGAGCTTGCGTGGAACAGTTGAACTTCTTCCCTCGCACCGTGCAAAAGGCTCAGTGGGAACAGCGTATCAATGCTTTGCTCAATGAGATGAGTGACACAGAGGGTCATGTGATTGAGGTCAGTCAAGATGTAAGTGTGAACGGGCAGTTTGCCGACCACTTGGAAGAGTTTTGCACAGGCCATCAGGCGGCGGATGAGAAGGAGCAGATCTTGCTCAAGCGTCCGTGGACTGACGAAGACCAGAAAGCAACATACTTTCGGCTCAAGGATCTGGAGGCGCACTTGGTTAAAGCTAATTTCAAAGCCTACAAGACGCATCAGATAGCGCAGAGACTGCGTGACGTTAACGGCGAAGCAACTCAGCTTCGCATTCAAAACAAGGTTGTACGGCTGTGGAAGATTCCCGCACACGATCAACCGACCGGGCGTGTGGCAGAGCCATCGTTTGGTAGAGAAGACGACATACCTTTCTAGGAGGAAAGATGACAGAACTAGTATTTCCGGAGGGCCTGCGGGTTTTTAAGCCACGGCAGAAAGCCCCTGAGTTTGTTAAGGGTGCTCTGTTGATCAACAGGCAAGAACTCATTGATTGGCTGCAACAGCAGCATGAGGAAGAGATCCGAATTGACATTCTACAAGCTAAGGCACCCAAGACGGGGTGGTATTGCAAAGTAGACGATTGGAAGCCCGACAACGCTCCGCAGGCCGACTTTTGATAGTTCTTGAGGGCTTTGAGGAGGCGCTTATCGGCGTAGGGGAGTGCGTTGGCGTGGAATCGCCCTTGATGGTCTACGATTACAATAAGTGCCTTACCGTCTTGATGAAGCAGAATAACTGGGACATAGAGGACGCCATCGAATGGATGGATTACAACGTGCTCTCGACACACATGGGGGAGGCCAACCCCGTGTTTGTGTTCCCAACCAAAGATTTGGCCGAACTAGCCGCAGAACACGGTATTGAGGTCACAGAAGAGGATATATTTCACTAATGCAACGTATCTTTGGCCCTCCGGGCACCGGTAAGACGACTACTCTTCTTAACCTTGTGGAAAACGAGCTAGCAAAAGGAACGTCCCCCAGCCGCATCGCGTTCTTTGCCTTTACCCGCAAGGCCGCAAACGAGGCCAAAGAGCGTGCTGCCAAGCGGTTTGGGCTAGATCCTAAGAACGATCTGCCATTCTTTCGCACCTTGCACAGTCTTGCATTCAATCTGACAGGACTTCGTACTGACCAGTTGATGACAGGGCTTCATTACCAAGAGCTACAGCGTGCGACAGGCATAGAGCTTATGGAAGGCACTATGGACCACCTAAGCAGTGCTCCTCAGAACTATGTCACTGACGTTAATCACAGCCTGACAAAAGAAACGCCCCTGCTTCGTCTGATTACATTGGCACGGCTGAAGAAAAACCTGCTCAAAGATGAATACAATCTAAGCGGATTGGACGAGCCGTGGCTAGAAGTGGACTACGTGGCACGCTCCCTAAAGGCGTACAAGAAGACACACGGCCTTTTTGACTACACCGACATGCTGGAGCTTTTTGCCAAGACTGCGCCCACTGTGTGCCCTACGTTCAAGCTAGCGATGCTTGACGAGGCACAGGATCTATCGCCCTTGCAGTGGGACATAGCCCACGCAATTGACGGTAAGTCCGAGCGTATGTACTGCGCAGGCGACGACGATCAGGCGATCTACAAATGGTCTGGGGCGGACGTCGAGCATTTTATCAACCTCGACGGCGGCAGCGAGGTTCTAGAGCAAAGCTATCGTGTCCCGTCGAACATTCACGTCGTGGCAGAGCGCATCTGCGCACGTATCAAGCGCCGGTTCCCCAAGAAATACCTGCCCAAGCCCAGCGAAGGCAAGCTACAGCGGCTTACCGACTTCAGCGGGCTGGACATGAACAGCGGCTCTTGGCTCTTTTTGGCACAAGCCAACTACTTTTTGTCGCCAGTGCAGCAATTTTTAAAAAGTCAGGGCTACTACTTTGAGTACGGTGGTGGTGTGCGCAGCGTTCGAGACAAAATACGGGTGGCGCTGTCTGCGTGGAACTGTATGCAGAATAACGAACCCATTTCTTTCGAGTCCGCCAAGGCTATGTATTCGTTCATGTCAGGTAACGGCGTGCGGGTGGCCCGTGGCTACAAGAAGATTGTAGGCGATCCAGAGGCACTGTTTACTTACGACGACCTTAAAGATTTCAACGGGTTACTGGCTACGAAAGACATGGATTGGAGAGACGCGCTCGACAAGCTGCCCGACGTGGACGTGGCCTACATCAACGCTTTAGTGCAACGGGGCGAGGACCTGTCGGCAGAGCCGCGCATACGCCTGTCCACGATTCACGGGGCCAAAGGTGGTGAAGCAGACAACGTCGTCCTGTTCACCGACATAACCGCAGCCGCAGAAGCCAGCATGGAAAGCGACCCAGACTCCATGCATAGGGTCTTCTATGTAGCCGTCACCCGTACCAGACAGAATCTATATACCCTAGAGCCGCAGAACTTCTATAGGAGCTACGCAATATGAACGACATGGTCAACTCACCAGCCCACTACGCTGACGCTGAAATCGAATGTATCGACGCCATGATCGCGGCTTTCGGCCCAGAGGCGGTACAGACGTACTGCCGTCTAGCCAGCTTTAAATACCAGTGGCGGGCAGGTAAGAAGTTCGATGCGCAAGAAGATTTAAAAAAATCGATCTGGTACACCCGTTTTGCGATGGGTGATGATCCAAGGAAGACACATGCAGAAGGCTACTAAATTGCAATTCCCACTTTTTTCGACCGAATCAGAATGGACCGCACCCTTTGAACTGGTAGACCTGACCGGTGCCAAAGAAATCGCTATCGACCTAGAGACACGTGACCCCAACCTCAAGCAGATGGGGCCGGGGTGGCCTCGCAAAGACGGGGACGTTGTCGGCATAGCCATTGCCACAGAAGGCTTTGAAGCTTACTACCCTATCGCGCACCTTGGCGGGGGTAATCTCGACAAAGGACAGGTGCTGCGCTGGCTCAAGAAGCAGCTAGCGACCGACTGCCCGAAGATCATGCACAACGCACCTTACGATCTGGGTTGGCTCAAGGCGCTCGACATACCCGTCAACGGTAAGATCATCGACACCATGATCATGGCTGCGCTGCTAGACGAAAACCGCTTCAGCTACTCTCTGAACGCCCTGTCCTACGACTATCTGGGCAAAGCTAAGTCAGAAAAGCTACTGACGCAGGCCGCAGTGGACTTCGGTGTAGATCCCAAGGCAGAGCTATGGAAGCTTCCTGCGCAGTTTGTGGGGCCTTACGGCGAACAAGACGCCCGTTTGGCTTACGATCTGTACAAATTCTTTCGCGTCGAGATCAACAAAGAAGATCTAGAAACCATCTTTGACCTCGAAACGCGGCTCACGCCTTGCCTGATCGACATGACTTACCGTGGCATACGCGTCGATCTGGAGCGATGCGAACGCTCCAAACAACAACTTTTAAAAAGAGAGAAGCAAACCTACCGCGAAATCAACAAAGAAGCAGGCTTCGACGTTGAGATCTGGGCGGCAACTTCTTTAGCCAAAGCATTCGACAAGCTAAAAGTTGCTTATCCGCGCACGGCCAAGGGCGCACCGTCGTTTACTAAGGCATTCTTGAACGAGAACCCGCACCCGTTTGCCAAAATGGTGGTCGAGGCACGCAACCTCAACAAGATCCAAGGCACTTTCATCAACAACATCATGAAGTTTGTGTCCAAAGACCAACGCGTACACGGGCACATCAACCAGCTTCGCAGTGACGACGGGGGCACCGTCTCCGGACGCCTGTCGATGTCGAACCCAAACCTCCAGCAGATTCCTGCCCGCGATCCAGAGCTAGGGCCTATGATCCGCAGCCTGTTCCTGCCGGAAGAGGGCGAACTGTGGGCAGCTATCGACTACTCGCAGCAAGAACCACGAATCTTGACCCATTACGCCAGCGTATTTGGCGCGTGGAAGAACCAGCCATTGGGCGGTGCGCAAGAGTTTGTGGACGGCTACACCAACGATCCGGACATGGATTTCCACACCATGGTTGCCGACATGGCAAACATTAGCCGCAAACAAGCCAAGACGATCAACCTCGGCATGATGTACGGCATGGGTGTGCGCAAGCTATCTGA